CTTAGTGCCAGGGATTTTCGTATCCCCAAAAGTACCCATGATCGCGCCAAGACCTGTATTACGGTAAATATCGTTGCTGTTACCACCAGCAATCAACGTTGTTAGCCCAGCCGTAGTCCCTTTAGCGATGCCGTTAGAAAGATTTGATGACACCTTATCCGAAAGGTCGCTAATACCCGTAACGTCAAGCCCTTTAGTCGCAAGATTACCGACAAGCGAAGTAAAAGGTACGTCTTTGTTAGTACCTAATAAATCTCCAGAACCCGGAATGGGCACGTTGTTAAGTATCGTTCCAGCAAGCGTTCCAGTCGCGCCTTCTTTAAAGTCACCCCCAAGAAGTTCGGAAGCAACACCGTTTACTACCATCCCCACGCCAGTTTTGATTGTTGCGTAAGTTGCGGGAGACATTGTAGTAAGACCAAGCGATGTAGCATCACCAACAGCCACCGAAGGTAGCGCAGAACCTGAGCTGTTTATGGCGTTAACGACATAGTCGGTAAGCGTGTTGGTGATGGGCTTAGTAACAATCTGCGTGGGGTTTGTGATTGCACTTGCAGCTTCGCCAACTGTGAGGTTAGACGCTAAATTGCTACCCGCCGCCGCTTCCGCGCCACCTAAAGAACTTAATATATCCCCTGCACCTACCGCCGCACCGACAACACCGAGGGCTTGAAGCCAGCCTTGTAATTCAGAAGGGTTGGGTTTAGTTAAGCGTCTGCTGGTAGGGTTACCATACGCGTCGTACTGCTGGACAATTAATTTATCGCCCTGTACACCAACAACTTGTTCAGTGACAATATCGTCACCTTTCTCTACCTGACGAATCCCTGTATCTGTCCCCAACGTGCGCTGCACATCTCCAGTAAGCAACGTGCCAAGTGGGATACCTGCATCACGAAAGAGTTGTTGAATATCACCTGTTGATACACCTTTGAACGAGGCAAGATCGTCTGCGCTTAAACCGAATGATGTAGCGATTTTCTGGAGCTTGGAGGCATCATTACCCGCAGCCGCAATCTGATCACGAATGATGTCGTCTATATACCCAAGGCTGGAAGTCGCCATACCTTACCCCGCTATCGAAGAAACAAACACCATCGTTGCAATCGCAGACGGCGTTGCAGGACGAGTTGGTGTTGATGCCGCTGGAATCTGCTCAACTAATACTCCTGTATTGTCTGTATGCCAGTACAACTGAACATAGTCTCCGGCTTGGAGCGTTAAAAACAAATTCAACGCTGCGATCAAATGCCCGTTAACACCACCATGTTTATTCGGTACAGAAAAGCGAGAGTTACTGCTAGCTAAGTTCGTTCCGTTAATTGCAGCCCAAACGTCAATGTCGTGAATCTGTGTATCCGTATTTGCAAACTGAATACTGAATTGTAAGTTGTATATGCCTGAATAGGTAACCGTAAGCTGAGAACTATTGGCTAAATAAACACTGTCAGAAATATCCGTTGTGTCAAACGTAATAGCATAAGCTGCTGTTGTACTTGCCGCTGTCTGATCTACGCTACTGGAAAACGCACCAAATGGGTTACTTAAAAACCGCCCACCATCAGGACCAAGTACGTTTTGCAACGTGCCGCTAAGCCTGTTGAAATATAGGCGCAGTACATTATTCAGCCCCTCCTGATACCGGCTATCAAATTCAAGCGGCGATAAGGGTAGGTTTGGCGGTGATGGAAAATTTATAAGGCTCATGCACCGTTACCCGTTGCCCGTCCGTCAGGCCGGATGTCCATCCTCGGAGAACCAAGCTGCCACGTTGTACCAACTTTGTTAGAACGTACCTTAAGGTATGCCTGACGCCCACGGAACCGTGTATAGATCTGCGAGGTGTATTCATCGACGGGATAGTCAGCAGCAATCACTGTGCCTGATACAGGCGTGTTAGCAGGTGAGCCTGAGCTTTTCTTGGGGTAGATGGTGAATACAACTTCTGGGTCCGAGTTATCCGTAGAGCCTGTAAACGTAATGTCCGGTATGGTTCGGTAGACGTACATAAACTTGTCACCGTCTTCAATATCAAACTCGGCAGACTCGATGTAAGCATCTATCGCGGCAACAGAATCACCTGCTGCGTCATCCACACCATACTCTTGGTTCAGAATGCGCCGGTTGTAATCAGCAGACTGGGGATAATCCCGCAAACCTGAGTCTAGCCAAGCAGTACGCTCCATGGTGCCGTAATACCAGATTCTTTCCAAATAGTTGTACACCACGTAACGATCTACCGTGGTGCTGTTCTCTGAGCAGTAGAACCACCAGACTTCATTGAAGCCTTCGTTGGTACCGGCAAATACTTGATAGGCTTGATCCGTATTAATGTCACTGAATACATATCGCCTCAAGTCGCTGGGTAGCGTCTGCACCCGACCATCATAAACATAAAACTTATCAACACCCATCCAGTACACAGCACCGGATGCAAATATACCTGCGTTAGGCCCGATGATGGATATGTTGTCACCAAGAAGCTGAGCGCCCCAGACCAGCGGTGCCCCAAGGAATTGAATGGAATACGCAGCCGAGTCAGTGAGCGTAAAGATTTCCTGACGGGTTTGGATGGCTAATACGATTTCTGAGCCGTGCGATAAGCGCAAGTCACCTGCTTGATTGGTTGCAGCAGGAGCCCAGTCAGTCAGGCTTTCCTGGTCGGCCCAGCGAATAAGCATGGGGTCATAGCTACCACTAACAGTATCTGCTGGGTTGTTGGCACCGAAAGCAAACAAGAAACGGGATATGTCCGAAACAAAGATAAACGTTACTTCAGTAGGACATGCGCTTGACCCAGCCAAATCCTGTAGTGCTACCGCTCTTGTTGTTAACCCCGATGTTTCATCCCAGTAGTATATGGACCCATAACGCGGTGCAAAGACAAGATCCTCACCCCAGTTATACGCACTCCACAAACGTGCGTAATTCGTTGATCCTCCACCGAAACCCCAGGTTCCTGTATTCCAAGCGCCATTACCCCAACCGAAACCTAACGACGTTATTTCTGCGCCGATGGGTAGTTCATAAGATGCAAGTACCGTATCACCAAAAGGAGAGTTAGAAGCATCAACTGAGTTTGCCGCTACGCCAAGCTCAATACTGTAAGAGTCAGCGTTGATGTAAGTGATCTCAAACTCATCGTTTAGATCGTTAGCAACAATACTACCACCAGCAAAACTAATGGTCGCCCCACTAAAAATAACGTAATCGCCACTCTCAGCACCGTGGGCGGAGTCCGCAACAACAAGTGTGTTTGATCCTGTGGTTGCATAGAACGGATCAATAAGCGATACCGTATCTGCTATGGGCGTGATGTCGTTGAATTGACCTGAGTATTCTATGTAATACTTTTTATTAGTACCAACGCCTAGATAATTATTACCATCTAACGCCACCCAGTTCCACAAACTACGGCAGATACCTAAGAACTGCGCTGCTGAGTATTGAATCCAGCCGCCAATCTTCTCTGGCGTACCTTGGCGGAAGCGTACCTTGTCAGATACGTACCAACCTTCTTCGTTGGTGTATCTGGTATTTTCCCGATTGACACCGGGGCGGAATCTTAGTTTTCTGACAGGCATCAATCACCCCGTAAGTACAAGGCGCGTTCGGCTTTGCGGCGGCGCACCAATCCGGGCAATACCTTGCCACCGCCCATAGTCCACATCATAAACGCTTCTGCTGCGCCTTCATAGTCGGCGCGGTTGTTCTTGATTCTTATCGTAGAACTCTGATAACGCCCAGGTCCAGCGTTGAACGCAAAACTGACCACAGCGTCGAAGCTTGACTGACGGCCAGCAAGATTAGGAGACATTCTAAGAACACTGCGTTCAAAACGGACGAGATCATCCTCAAAAAGGCGATCAATCTCCTCCTGCGTCCAAGTGCGATTATCTTGGGCTGCGAGTGGGTAGTCCTTGCGAAGGATGCCGGTATAACCATCTTTCCTCAACGCTGGTAATTTGATCTGCTCTTGGTACAGAACATGGCCGTATCCAATGGTCCAAATATGGGCTGGGCATAAGTAAGGTTTAAGGCTTTTACCCTCAAACGTGTGCATCAACTCAATGCCAGCCTGACCCGTTTTCACTTCTTCTGCCAGCTTCGGGAACCAAACCAAAACCCAATGATGCCGCCAAGCATTGCCATCTCATCGTCAGAAAAAATGATCGCACTAACCCTGACCAAGTCATCCATGTTCTGTACAAGGTGAGGATGCTGCCAAACGTAATAGGCAAGTACGGCGTTAATGGCAATCAGTTCTAGGATCAGAAGATATGTGACGTTGGGACGTACCGTGCCGATGTAGTTCACCACCCACTTGCTGGACTTCTCAATGATCTGCTTGTCATGATCCAGCGCAGCAACTGTCATTTGAGCGTCAGTCTGCATGGTGATCTGATCGGTACGTATTTCTTCTACGCGCTGTTGGGCGAGGTAGCCTTCTTTAGCAAGCGCAAGTTCACGCTCTGATTGCATCCTCGCAAGCTCAAGCTCATGGGCTTGGTCGGCTTTGTTTTGGAAGTAATCAAGCAGCTTGGGTAAGCCTGAGATCAGCAACCCACCGAGTGTTGAGAGGAGTGAAAGCATAATTACCCCTTAGCCGTTACGATGTCTTGACCTTTTTTGACCGTTACTTTACTGCCTTCAACGTCAACTTGCATGGGCTGCTCGGCTCGGTCCAGTTTGTCAAGACGATGGATAAGGTCTTTAATGACCTCAAACTCAGGCTTCTCTTGCTTAGGCGCAGTCCCAGCAATACCGTTAAGCATCTGAATAAGTGCAGTAAGTGAAGCGCCAAGCAAGCCCATCACGGCAGCAATCTTTTCACCTTCGAGGAACAACGATGCACCGACACCCACAAGTACGATCAGGAAGATATACAGTAAGCCGTCTTCACCAATGGCCTTGCCAGCAACTTCTTTGGCAGAGTCCTGAGCCTTTAGCTCCTCAAGCCTAATCTTGGCTTGGGCCTTGATAACTGCTAACTCGTGGGTTTTATCGTCCATTACTTTCCCTTACAACGAAGGTATCTTAATAATTACGATGCCGGAACCGCCATTTGAAGCATCCCCACCACCGCCGCCACCCGTGTTGGTAACGCCCGCAGTTGAAGGAGGAGAAGAAGCAAGATTACCCCTCCCGCCAGAAACTCCAAATGTTCCGGGACCGCCCGTACCGCCCGCAGTTCCGGTGCTAGGCCATGCCGCTCCGCCACCACCCCCAGCATAAAAAGTTGCTACACCGCTAATAGATGAGGAGCTTGCCAACCCACCATTCCCACCGTCTCCGCTACTAGGAGATAC